CCATATAGTGGTAGTTGTGGTATTTTCTTGGACCCTAATGAAACATTACCTACAGAATCGGGAGTGTCATTACCCATTTATTATACGGGTGCGACACCTAGTGATTGTGTAGCACATACAAATGATACCTTCTTTGGTACGGGATGTACTAATAATAATTTGATTACGTCACCCGCATATGTTATGATTTCCGCAGCGACAGGAAATACAATCTATCAAATAAGTGGAGAGACTGAACTATCAATAAGTTTATATGGTACGTGTGACTATTACGGAGGATTAGACATAATCAATGGATTTGATGTTACATTAAACGAATCTAACCAGTGGGTTATTAACGGAGAGGTTAACCCAACTTTAAATATTATATGTGGACAACAGTACGACTTCCACATTTGTGCAACAGGTGCAACAGAAGGGTTCTTTATTGCCGATGAATTTAATGTTGCCGGTTCATCACCAGCAAATGATTATGAAATAACTGATGGTACGGTAACCAATAACGGTGAAAATTTAGGAACTATTAGTGTAACCTTTGATTCAAACTTATCCGACAATGGTGGTTATTGGTACGGACAAGAAGATAGTCTAACTAATTACGGACAAATTAATTTTGTTGAGTCTTGTACTGGTGTAACAATAAACAACACAAACCAATCAGGTCTAGGGTATAACTTATTCTTTAGTTATGAATTGTGTGACGGTAGTACTGAAAGTTTAACTATACAGGGTGGAGATAGTACAACCATAAACGAATGTATAATTCCCGAAACCATAACGGTTACGAGTCAAGGACCAAACGCCAATCCATCTTTATGGAATTACAGTGGAGGTGATTGTTGTTCATAATTTAAATATTTATAATATATGCCATCTATAACGATAAATTTAGGAAGTGAAATAGCGAACATAAGTACTTATGATGTTTACATAAGTAATTGTGACCCCACCTCATGGCAGTTAGTTGCTGACGATATTGTTTATGAGGATTTCCCTATAACAGTAAACCCCGAAGGATTTAGTGTTAATGATAGTTGTGTGCAATATTATATTTCGGGAGATACAGGGTGTGAATGTAGTGGTGTTACATATGTGACATCACCAACACCAACACCAACCACCACTCCGTCAATAACTCCTTCGATTTCTATTACTCCGACAATAACACCAAGTATTACGGTAACACCATCTATAACTCCAAGTATTACGGTAACACCATCTATAACTCCAAGTATCACGGTAACACCATCTATAACGCCAACTATTACGGTAACACCCACACCTTCACCACCACCGTGTGAAGTTGTTAATATAGACACAATTTCTGTCGGAAGCCCACTTCAAGATGTCAATGTATTCTTAGGTTATATGCCGACTTCTGGTTCAGGAGCATATCAAAGTATCTGTGATTTGATTAATTGTAGTTCAATAAATGACATAAGTTACGGTAGTACGTTATTAGAGTGTCCGATTTCAATACCGACACTCTCAGGATTACCGACAACCGTTGGCGAATGTGTTGAGATACAGTATCCATCCGGCTCTGAGTGTATTACTTATACTCAAACTGACTTTAATGAGAGTTGTGTTGGTCCTGCATTTGCAAGTCAAGAATTATATATGGCGGTTACATCAGAAACTGGTACAACAATTTACACACTTTCTGAGTGTGGAGGTGGTATGGCAATACAGTTATACGGTACTTGCGATTATGACGATTTAGGTAGTGGTATCGTGGGATATAATGTACAATTAAACGGTAGTGGTCAATGGGTCATTAACGGTGAGGTTGAACCTGATTTAACGTTAGAGTGTGGAGTTGAGTATCAATTCCACGTATGTAGTAGTGGTTCGACAACACAGTTTTGGATGGCAGACCAATACAACATATCATCCGAGTCCAATCCCGATGGTACAGACTCGTTAGGTCCGTCTGACGGTGTTGATAATAACGGAGCATACGTTTCAACAATAGTAGTAAACTTTAGTTCATCAGGAACCAATGGTGGTTACTGGTATGGTTATAACGGTGTTGAAGGTGCTGCGGGTCAAATCACTGTAACAGGTTGTTAATATGGAATTTTTCATAAAAAAAGATAGTACGTTACCTATACTCATCATGGAAGTGGTGAATGATGGTCGTACAGACAATTATAAAAAATTTAATGAGGACTTAGTTAATGCGTCCATAAGATTCTCCATGAAACGAGAATCGGACGGAGCACAAAAAATTGTTATGAACAATGCGTTTATAACCGAAAAATTATTAAACAATTCCGATTCACCTGAAGAATATTACATTTATTATAAATGGACATCGAGAGATACTAACGAAAAAGGTAGGTTTATTGGGGAATTTACAATTACTACAAAAGACGGTAATTTAATATGTCCGATTAGAGAGCAGTTGTTTATTAATATAAATTGACTCTAACTACAAAAACACATATATTTTAATTAATACTAAGAGGAATCATATCACCGCGATATGAAGATAATATCTCAAGTGTAAAAATTAAAATTATGGTATCTCAAGAAGAAATTGAAAAGTTCCTCCACGGTGAGGATGAAGAAAAATATATAGTAGCGTTAGAATACGACTATAGGTCTAACAAGATTTTTAAAGTAATTCAAGACCCCCTTAACGGAAAACAAATTAAATCGGAAACATTTATACCCTTTGCATGGGTTGGTGACCTAAAAGGTAAAAACTTTTATAACGGTTCCAAGTATGCTCAGAAGGAAGCGATGTCCAAACATGGTATCATTATCGAGAAGTTAGATACTCGTGGTGATGAGAGAATGGAACAGGGTTTGAAGTATTTGGTAAAGACAACCAAAACCTATTCAAACCTTGTAAACTTTTTTAAGATGGGTGGTTTAGACCCGTGGGATAGAGAAAATACAAATTCTATTGCAATACTTCCACCTGTAGAACAATACCTTTGTCAAAAACAAAAACGTTTATTTAAGGGTTTTGATGAATATGATGAGGTTCACCGATTTGTATTTGATATTGAGACTACAGGTCTTGACGCGACAAGAGATAAAATGTTCCTTATCGGTATGAAAGATAATCGTGGTTTTGAAAAGGTGATAGCCGCTCAAAACGAGGAAGAGGAAAAACAAATGATTATCGACTTCTTTAATACGATTAATTATCTAAAACCCACCCTCGTCGGTGGTTATAACTCAGCTTTCTTCGATTTTCCATTTATATTGACCCGCGCAACTATACTTGGGTTGGATATTGATAAGATTGCAAAAACATTGAATCCCGAAAAAACTTTGCGTCAAAAGAAGGGTATGTTAAAACTCGCCAACGAGATGGAAGACTACACCCAAACGATGATGTGGGGGTATAACATCGTGGATATTGCACACGCTGTCAGACGAGCCCAAGCGATTAATTCAGATATTAAGAGTTGGGGTCTTAAGTATATCACACAGTTTATCGGAGCAGAAAAACAAAACCGTGTGTATGTAAAGGGAGATAAGATTGGTAAAATCTATTTTGATAATAAGGACTACTACTTTAACCCCAAAACAGGTGGGTATAAAGAAGTAGGTTCACCAGGTACAGAAAACCTTATGGAAAGATTTCCTGGTCATTATGAAAAGGTGAATGGAGAGTACCTCATCGAAAGATACCTTTACGACGATATTTGGGAAACGATGGTTGTTGATGAAGAATTCAACCAAGCCAACTTCCTTCTTGCAAAACTTGTACCTACCACATATGAGAGACTTTCTACTATGGGTACCGCTACACTATGGAAGATGATTATGATGTCGTGGTCATACAAACACGGTCTCGCAATACCTAAGAAAGGTGATAAGCGTTCGTTTACAGGGGGTCTCTCTCGACTTTTACAGGTCGGGTACTCCACTGATGTACTTAAGCTTGACTACTCGTCTCTATACCCCTCTATTCAACTCGTACACGATGTGTTCCCCAAGTGCGATGTTACAGGTGCGATGAAGAGTATGCTTAAGTACTTCCGTGATACTCGTATTAAATATAAGAAATTGGCTGCGGATTACTATGTGTCGGACTCAAAATTATCTTCACAATATAACCGTAAACAACTTCCGATTAAGATTTTTATTAACGCATTCTTCGGTTCATTGTCCGCCCCACATGTATTCCCGTGGGGTGATATGGATATGGGTGAACAGATTACTTGCACGGGTAGACAGTACCTGAGGCAGATGATTATGTGGTTTATGAAGCGAGGTTATGAACCTCTTGTTATGGATACTGACGGTGTGAACTTCTCAGTACCCGAAGGTCGTGATTCACATACATATATTGGAAAAGGTTTAAACGGTCTTGTAGAAGAAGGTAAGGAATACCGAGGTTCTGAAGCCGATGTTGCAGAGTATAACGATTTGTTTATGAGAAATGAAATGGGTCTTGATACTGACGGACAATGGCCCGCAACCATTAATGTGGCTCGTAAGAACTATGCCCTCCTTACGGATAAAGGGAAAGTAAAACTAACAGGTAATACGATTAAGTCTAAGAAATTACAGACATATGTTGCAGAGTTTTTGGATTCAGGACTAAGTATGTTGTTGGACGGTAAGGGTCAAGAGTTTTTGGATTCTTACTATGATTATGTCGGTAAACTATACAATAAGGAGATTCCTATTGCAAAAATTGCAAATAAGGCTCGTGTAAAACAATCATTAGACGAATACAAAGTTCATATTACAAAAAGAACTAAATCGGGTTCATTTATGTCTCGTCAAGCACATATGGAGTTAGCTTTAGCAAATAACCTTAATGTGGGTTTGGGTGATACAATATATTATGTAAACAATGGTACTCGTAAGTCACATGGTGATGTACAAAAGAAAAAGGATGAGGTTGTGATTAATTGTTATCATGTAGATGAAAAGGATATTGAACAAACACCCGATAAGTTGGGGGAATATAATGTCCCCCGTTATATAACGGCGTTTAACAAACGTATCGAACCTTTGTTGGTTGTGTTTTCTCCTGAGATTAGAGATGAGATACTTGTGGAAAACCCTGAAGATAGACCCTTATTTACTAAATCACAAACAGAATTAGTTAGAGGATATCCAAGAAAAGATGGTGACCAAGACACTCTTGATGAGGTTTTAACTCTTTCTGATACTGAACAAGTTTTTTGGAACTCTGTGGGGATAGACCCATTTTACATGTACGTAGATAATACTATTGAATTAGTTAATAACGATTATGTAAATAAAAACAAGAGTATTATGAGTTCTTTAACCCATCAGATGACATAATATACCACCCATCTCTTAAAAATCTTAACTCTACAGACGCGCCTGAATTAAGTTGTATTTCATCATATTCATCATCAATAGAGTAGTCCGCAACCACCAATACTTCACAAAGTGCTTTTATTGTTACATTCTCTGTAGTTGTAGAATCTAATTCAATTCTACAGGCTTTTAAGTCTTTAACAATAATTGCACTTTCACCATTTGTTTTATAAACTGAATTACTTAATAAAGTCGCTTCTGAAGTTTTAATGGTAAGACCATTAATTATTTTTGTTACCGGTGTAGATTTAAAAATAGCCATTTTATATTGAATAAAATTGTCTTGGAAATGCCCTGTATTGTAAAGATTTATTTAAATTTTCCGCCTCACTAGCTTGTCTTTCCATCATTTTGTCTGGTCGTAGTCTTTCTAACCTCTGTGTTAACTCCTCGACTAATTTAGATTTTTCATCTTTAGCCTCAGTTAATAATGAGTCATATTCTAATTGAATTTCTGAGTCGGGTGTTTTTAGATTACCCTGGTATTTACCTCTAACTCTACCTAATGATTCTTTTACATATGATGTAAACCATCTCCTAACCCACGTTTGTGCAGGATTATTCAACTCGTCCCATAACATTTCATCTATAGGTATATCTGATGGTAACTTAACAATATCTGGATTTTCAGCTAAACATGACTCTCTATCATCTGTTTCATAATACCAATACCAAACTTTATATTGATTATTCTGAATATTTCCGAAATCAAATTTACCTCCAGGAACATTCATTAAGTGTACTGCTTTTTTACCATCAGGAAGGGCGGTGACTCTATAAGTTAATTCACCTGAGATAATTCTTCTCTTAATATTAATGTCTTGCATTCTTAGTAAGATATCAAAGGCGGGAGTTATAAAATAGTTACCCATAGTGCCCATTTGTGAAAAACCTGCGGCACCTCCTAAACCAATTCCCCCAAAACCACCAAATCCACCCATAAATGGGTCAAAATATGCCGCGTCTAACTCAGAACGTGTAAACCATAATAATTCATTTAATTCTCTTCCTTTTGGGATTTCATATATCTGTTGTCCTTTTACTAGGTCTATGTAATCTTTTTTTAGTACGGAGTCTCCTCCCGCTTGTAATCCTACAATTTTAGAATACGCGTATGTGTACTGAGTTTCCCAATCTAAACTTCTTGTAATAAATGCTCTAGTTAAAGATTGTTCGTCTAAGTTAAGACCGTAAAGAGAAGTCCATTGAGCTTCTATTAACCAATCGTTAACGTATTGAGCATAATCTTGAATCGATAATTCTAAAAGAGAATCCATCATTTCATCTGTTATTTCAACCCCTCTTATGGGTGCGCCTAACAGATGTTTTATTCTTGTAAATAGTTTACTTCTTTGTGGTTCAGTTATTACAGACATTGAGTTCTTTTTTTATAAATATCTATGGTTACACAATTCCTCTTTTATCGTATAGTTTTGACCTGTCGAACACATATTGACCGTTAACAATCTCAGTATCTGAATTATCAAATACCATTACACCTTTTTTATCGTGATGAAAAATCATTAAATCGGTATCATATTGTTTTATGACACCTGTACCGACCATAGTTATTTTTCCGTCAGATTCTTTATAATACTTAAATGGTTTTATTTGTGCGGTCTTATCACCATCTTTAGTTCTAACAACCGCATCTACACCTCCTATAGCATCCTCAACACTTCCTAACTCACCGACTTGTTTTACGTTTCCGTCACCAAAAATCTTTTGTAATTTTTTTACAGAGTTTTGTTCTGTTTTATCACCCTGTCGATTTCTTCGGTCAACGGTTTGATACATGTTTGTAAATGTCTTAGATGCGTGAGCAAACAACCTATCTTTAAATTGTCTTATATATCTTATAAATCGATATACTTCTTGAATTTGTTGCGCCTCATTTTTATTCTTAAAGTTTATTGGGGCAAAACCAGAATACTTGAGTACCTTATTCATATCGTTTTGTAAAATACAAAAGGTCGACGCATTCGTATTAATTTTATTTAATACTGAACGACCAGGTTCTTTTACTCCTTGATATTCAAAATCATATATTCCTGATAGTTGGTCACCCTGTTTTTCCCTCCAGTAGTCTTTAAAAATCTCTTTGAATATTTCGTCGATTGCTTTTCGGTATGACCACTTAATTCTTGGATTACGATTAAATAAATCAATAGTATCTCTTACTTGTCTTGATGAACATCCCGTACTTTCACTTTCAATCAGTAGTTCTTTCGGTTTGATTGATTCATTTAAACTTTCTTTATTTTGACTCTGTAATAATTCATTTACAAAAGACCAATTTACCACAGACCAGAAATTTTTAATGTAATCGTCTTTTTTATTTCTATACTTTAAGTAATAAGAATGTTCCCATAAATCTAATCCTAATAAAGGGAATCCACCACCTCTTACAGTATTCATTAATGGATTATCTTGATTGGCTGTTGACATGATTTTAAGTCTATCGTTTTTGGTTAAAACTAACCATACCCATCCTGAACCAAACCTTTTTTGTGCGACAGACTCAAATTGGGTTTTAAAGTTGTTAAATGTTTTAAACTCTTTAATAATTTTTTCGTATATGTCTCCTGAACATCTTTGTTTTTTTGGACTTAACATTTTCCAAAAAAGAGCGTGGTTAAATGCTCCTCCCGCGTTATCTTTTATCCCTCTATCAAAACGAGATATCGTTTTGATTATTTCTTCTAAACTCTTGTCTTTACCCTTCTTATTTTTAATTGCTTTGTTAAGTTTTTCAACATAACCTTTATAGTGTTTGTTGTAATGAACATTCATAGTTTCTTTATCTATAAAACGTTCTACGGCTGAATAAGAATAGGGTAATCTTTCGATTCCTACTTTTTTCATTTCTTGAAGTATTTGTTTGGGTAACTTATTACCTATTTTTTCGGTAATTATACGGTTTTCTAAATCTAATATCTTTTGTAATTTTGTACTAGTTCCCATGATTTATTTTATCTATAAATAACGCGGAACATAGAATAATTCACCTTTTTTGAGAAATCATACTCAGTATTTCCTCCATAACATCACCCTTTCCTTCATTATCACCCATAACGGTCTCAAAAATATTTTTCTTTTTATTGAGTATGTTATATATAATACCTTCAATGGTATTTTCAAAAATAGGGTAATAAACCGATACTGAAAATTTTTGTCCATATCTATACGCTCTGTCTTCTGCTTGTGAGTGGTCTGACGGAACAAAAGATAAATCGTTCATAATTACCGCCTCAGCGGATGTTAATGTTATACCCACACCTGCGGCTTTTAAATTACCCACAAACACTGTAATTTTTTCATTGTTTTGAAATTCGTCTACCGAATGTTGTCTTTGTGGTTTAGACATTTTACCATCAAGCTTAACTGCAGATTTACCAAAATGTTCAGTTATTTTATTTAAAGTGTCTGTAAAATTGGTAAAAATTATTACTTTTTTTCCTTGGTCTATAATGTTTTGAGCGACTTCTATTGTGTTTTTTATTTTACTTTCTGCGATTACTTGTCGAACTTTCATAAGTTTAGAAAACTGTATTGTAAGTGAAGTGGACTCCTCCGACGAATTATACCAATCATAATATTCCCCCATTAATTTTTCATACTCTTTAGATTTTAACTTTAGATAAACAGGAGTAATAATTTTTTCGGGCAAATCTAAAATATCTTCCTTCAACCTTCTCAAAACCTGTGGTTTTGTTCGGTCTCTCAGCTCTTCAAGATTGGATGACCCTGAGACATTCCATACTTTTTTTGCTCCTACACTAAATTGGTACCCCGCACAATATCTTATAGCATAAGCCATCCAATTATCTGCAACGGGAGAATCTACTAAATCTAAAAGATTATAATAATTCATTGGCCGAGAGGTCATCGGTGTCCCCGTAAGGAGCCATACCCTTCCCACTTTTTTTACTATATTGTTTGCAATTTTTGTTCTTGCAGCTTTTACGTTTTGAATGTAATGTGCCTCATCCATAACAACTAAATCAAATCCATAGTTAAGGATATCTGATTTATCGGGGTGTTTTGGGTCGTGAAAGTTTTTAAGGATGTCATAGTTTATTATTGTATAATCTGACGGCTCCCATTTCTTACCTTCTATAATTGAGATTTCTTTATCTGTATAATTTTCTATTTCTCTTTGCCAATTAATCTTTAGAGATGCGGGACAAATAATTAAAACTTTTTCTATATCACTTTCTAAACTTGCTATTACTGTAGACGTTGTCTTACCAAGACCCATATCATCCGCTAAGATATATTTGTCATTACCTACTAATTTTTCTATAGCTTCTTTTTGGTGAGATAGTGGTGGTCTGTGAGAATATTTTTCATAGTCTATGTTTACCTCTCTTTGTCTATTTTTTTGTAACGCAACCTTTGGTAGCCATATGTCTGATAGTTCTTGTGACTCAAATAATTTTCCCCATATATGAAACGATTTTTCTTTTTCTACTAAAAGTTTTTCTATATAGATTTTTTCAGGTTTTTTAGTTAGAAGTTTATCATCCATCAATTTTTGGGCGAAATAACTATCTAACTCAACCCACCTTCTCGCAATCTTAGGTGTTCTTTCGTGAAATTTTAATATATAATCTGCTTGAGCTCTCGTTAATTTAAAATGATTAAACTTTTTCATTTTTGATTGAAGATTTAGGATATAGTTATTATATCCGCTGTAATCCTCAAGAGTACGCAGAGCCCTAACCTCAGGTAAGTTATTCAGAGTTTTATTTTCCAATGAGTAAGTAAATACAGTTAAATATAACAAATAACTGAATATTTATCAATGATGAGTAGAAGAAAGATACCTATTACAAGATTAGAAAAGTTTTTTGGTGCCGAAGACTTCGAGTTAGATATCGCTATGGGCCGTGAATGGCTCGAGGGTGATATGAATTTTAGACTCGTTCTTTATAGGGTAGATAGACAAAAAACTAAAACTGATGATGTATATGGTGAAACTGTGGAAGACGGTATAAAATTCCATCCTCCTGTTGAGTTTAGGGGTTATGTTCAGGTAGAGCAACCCGAAAACCAAAATTACGGTCAGAGTAGTATGTCACAAATGGAACCAGGTAATTTAAAGGTTGGTGTCTATCAAGACACTTTAGATGATTTAGGTATTGAAATAGAATACGGTGATTATATCGGGTATTACGAGACTGAGTCGAGAGTAAGATATTACTCAGTTGTTAATGACGGTAGGGTTGTTAGTGATAATAAACATACTTATGGTGGATACAAACCGTTTTATCGTAGTATTGTGGCGTCACCTGTTAATGATAATGAATTTAGAGGATTATGAAAAAGAAACTTATAAAAGAATTAAATACAATAAAATCTCGTATGGGTTTAGTCGTCGAGCAAGAAGACTTAACTAACCCAATCGGTCTTAAAGTTATGGTTTACTATAATTTACATAAAAAAACATTTTCAGTACAGTATGATGGTAGAATTATATTATACGCGGATTATGTTAAATTAAAAGATGTTGAGTTTAGAGTTAGAGAAGGAGGTAGAGAAAGAGTAAGAAAGGAGATGAGAAAAAATGTTCATGCTTTTGTTATCGGAACTTTACTTGATTACTGTCAATGGCCGTGTGAAAACATGCCTCCCGAAACAAATAACAAAGTAATAACTTATAATCCACATAAGTACGATTCTTTTGTAAGAAAGGACAATGAAGAACCAATATATAATGCAAATGAAATCGACATGATTAATACAAAAAATAAAATATTCCATATTAATGAAATTGTAGATTAATGGCGTTTCCAAAAAAAATAAAAAAAGATTTAAAAATCACTCCTGATAAAATTTTATTAGAAAGAAGGGAGCAACTTCTTGAGTATATTCAAGAAAATGGTACGTACTTACCCAAGAGCGTTTTACATGCCGATTTAGACCGTGGAATGTTAGATTTTGTAAAAGAGGATTTAGAAATGGTTGCGGATGGTAAAACTGTAAATCCTGTCGATTTAATTATTACAACTCAGAATTGGGCTCAGTTTACTGAAACATGGAGATTTCAAGATTTAGACAAGAATATAAAACCACCATTTATTGCCACAGTAAGACAACCCGAAGTTAAATATGGTTCAAACCCATCACTTCAATATACTATTCCCAATAGAAAACAATTCTATTATGCAAAAGTTCCTACGTGGGATGGACAGAGAAAAGGTATGGACATATATAAAATACCACAACCTGTACCTGTAGATATTACATATAACGTAAAAATATTTTGTACTAAAATGAGGCATCTGAACGAGTTTAATAAACTTGTTCTACAAAAATTTTCGTCACGACAAGCTTATACTTTTGTAAAAGGACATTACGTACCAATTATTTTGGACAGTATTTCAGACGAATCTGTATTAGATATTGAAAAAAGAAAATACTATATCCAAAATTACACTTTTACAATGTTAGGATTTTTAATTGATGAAAAGGAGTTTGAAGTAATTCCTGCAATTACAAGAGCTCTTACTTTATATGAAGTAGGTACGGATACAAAATCAAGAAGAGCAAAAAAACAACCTCCTAATCCACAAAATTTTGATTTAGACATTTTATTTTTAACTGGTGTCACTACTTTATCCGAAGTCTATCCATATAAAATAGACCTCACATTTTTAGACACTATTAATGTTGACGAATACTCGATATATATAAACAACAATTATATGGGAGACGATTTATCTTCAATTGAAATTAATACTAACGATACGATAAGAATAGACGTTGTAAAAATTGACTCTTCTAAGGAGTCTATAATACGTTCCAACGCTCACATTCCATATAGTACTTAATTACTCCCCGTAGATATCTGTTACGTCTTTACAGGTATCCTCTATAATTTTTTCAATAAACTTATACATTTTAAGTCCTTTCCTATTACAGTAACTCTTTAATAATGTATGGTGTTTTTCTGAAATTTTTAAGTTTTTGATTTTCATAAATAGGTTTTTTTAATAAGGCAGAAAAAAGGTAGAAAAAATAGCACCTAATAAATAAATATACGTTATATGTATTTGTCCTTTCGGTTTTTAGATAATATTTATCAAATAAATAAATTAAAATAGAAAACTAATTAATATGGCAGACAAAGTATTCGTATCTCCAGGTGTATATACATCAGAAAGAGATTTAAGTTTTGTAGCTCAAAGTGTTGGTGTAACTACATTAGGTATTGTTGGTGAAACTCAGTCAGGTCCTGCGTTCGAACCAATTTTTATTACAAACTTTGATGAGTTCACTTCATATTTTGGAGCTACAAACCCAACCAAATTTATAAATACTCAAATTCCTAAGTATGAAGCGGCATATATAGCTAAGGCTTACTTACAACAATCAAATCAACTTTTTGTAACTCGTATACTTGGTTTGTCAGGTTATGATGCCGGACCCGCTTGGTCTATATCTACAGTAGGTAACGTTAAAAAGGATACTGTAGTCGGTACAGGTAATGCAGGACCGTTCCTTGTTCCGTTTAGTGGAGTGTCAGGTACTAGTACATCAACAGTAGTAGATGGTTCAAACTTACCATCATATATACAAAATTATTTTGCTTTACCTTATACAACATTTAGTGGAGGAGTAAGTACAATAGAAGATGATTTTAAAACAAGTCTTTATAACGACATAGTCGACCCAACAAACTCAGGTACTACTGCTTATATGTTTGGAACTGTAAGTGGTGGCACTTATGACACAATTACAGGTACATCTAATTGGGTAAGTAGTACTAATATTTTTGATGTTGATGGTCTAACTATAGATACTGCAAATTTTGAAGCGTCACAGAATGATTCTTGGTATTATGCATTATTCCCTTATAATTCTACTAGTGAAGACTACTCAGGTGTAGGTTTCGGTTTAATTGTTACAGGTCTCACAAACACGTCAGGTAACACTTACACAGGTGAAGCTGTTGTGTATGACACTACTTACTCAGGTACCGTTATAACTGATTACCATAACATGGTAATCTCAACATTACGTTCAAGAGGTTTATCAACATATAGTAACGATGACGGTCCTGTATATGAAGTTTCAGGTTTAACCGATGTAACTATTAACTCTACAGGGGCATATTCAGGCATTACTAATAACCCATTTGCTACTTTCCAAATATCAGGTATTACAAGTGATTCAGAAACTTTCACTTTTGATACTTCGTTAACTTTAAGTGACCCTAATTTCATAAGTAAGATGTTAGGTCAATCTAATTTTGGAAAAGATAGAAATGACGTACCTCTTATGGTTGGTGAAATGTATTATAATTTATTAAATACAGGTTATAGACAAGGTAAAATTAGAGGTTTAAATACTGACTTATTATCATTTAATGGAGCAAGAACAGATACAGATAATACAGGTATCGGTTGGTACTTAGATAGATATCAGACTCCATCTACTCCATATGTGGTTTCTGAGTTAAGAGGTAACGAGGTATTTAATCTATTTAAATTTATATCAATATCTGACGGTAGTGGAGCTAATAGAGAAATAAAATTATCTATAGCAAATATTTCATTTAACAATTTAACTTTTGATGTTGTTGTAAGAGATTTTTATGACACCGATTCAAGTCCTGTGGTGTTAGAAAAATTCACAAATTGTACTATGGACCCTAATCTTAATAGTTATGTAGCTAAAAAAATAGGTACAGCAAATGGTGATTTTGAGTTGAAGTCTCGTTTTATTATGTTAGAGGTTAATGAAGAAGCACCTATCGACTCATTACCGTGTGGATTTAGAGGTTATCAGACAAGACAATATAAAAATTATAAATCACCACATCTTATCTATAAGACTAAATATGATACACCAGGTGAAATTATCGCAAATCCTCCATTTGGAACACAGGGGGGTGATAATGTAACAAGAAGTTCAGGTGATAACCCAAGAAGAGTGTACTTAGGTGTGTCAAACACTGTTGGTATCGACGTGGACTTTGCGTCTTACAAAGGTAAACAAAATCCTACTGATTTAGCAACTGCAACTGAGTCATCACCATGGGCAGTATTAACTAAAGGATATCACATGGACTCAGGTGCAACTGTCATCACAATTTCAAGTCAATGGACAACGTCAGGAGAAACCGCTTTCGAGGTCGGTGACGCTTCATTTAATAGTGAACCATCAGATACATCACCATACTATAGATTAAATGCACGTAAATTCACATTGATTCCAACAGGTGGATTTGATGGATGGGACATTTACAGAGAGTATAGAACTAATGGAGATAGATTTATATTAGGTAATAGTGGATACTTAAAAGGCGCCGCTACATCAATAAGATTTCCAAGCGCTACAGGATGGGGAGCGTTTAAAACTATAACAGGACCCGATAGACAAGATTGGGGTAATACTGACTACTACGCTTACTTATGGGGTCAGTGGACATTCGTTAATCCTGAATCAGTAAATATTAATGTGTTTACAACACCAGGTGTTGATTATGTAAATAATTCAAACTTAATTGAAGAAGCGATTGATATGATTGAAACTGATAGAGCGGACTCAATCTACATTTGTACCACACCTGATTATAATATGTTTGTTAATACAACATCTAACTTTACAGGTGACTTCATCTATCCACAAGAATCGACTGAAAATCTTGAGGATGCGGGAATCGATTCTAATTATACTGCAACTTATTACCCATGGATTTTAACAAGAGATACTGTTAATAATACACAAATCTACCTACCACCGACAGCGGAAGTAGTTAGAAACTTGGCATTAACTGATAATATTGCTTTCCCATGGTTTGCATCAGCGGGTTACACAAGAGGTTTGGTTAACGGAATTAAGGCACGTAAAAAATTAACACAAGACGATAGAGATATTCTTTATAAAGGTAGAATTAACCCAATCGCAACGTTCTCAGATGTTGGAACAGTTATTTGGGGTAATAAAACTACTCAAGTTAAGGAATCTGCACTCGACAGAATTAATGTTAGAAGATTGTTACTACAGGCTCGTAAGTTGATTTCAGCAGTCGCAGTAAGACTATTGTTCGAACAGAATGACGACCAAGTAAGACAAGAGTTCTTGGATTCAGTAAACCCAATCTTAGATTCAATCAGAAGAGATAGAGGTTTGATTGACTTTAGAGTCGTAGTTCAGAACACTCCTGAGGATTTAGATAACAATACATTAGTAGGTAAAATTTATCTAAAACCAACAAGAGCGTTAGAATTTATTGATATTGAATTCTTAATTACACCAACAGGTGCATCATTTGAGGATATCTAATAATTATTAAATGGGGGATACTTCGGTATCCCCCATTTTTAGCCATTAATTAAACGTTTAATAAAAAATAAAAACATGGAATTTAAAAAGAAAATTTTAAGAGAGTCTATGGAAATAGAAAGTAACGGTGTTGAGACTTATTCTGAAAAGCCTCAAAACATTGTTGTTACGGAATCTCAGTTAGAAAGATTAATAGAAAGTTTAAATAAGTAATTTAAATGAATCTTAAACAGATTATAAGAAAAAACTTAATTAGTCTATCTGAAGGTATAGAAGATGGTAATCCCGATTTAAAGTACTACGCTTTTGATTGGGACGATAACATTGTTACTATGCCAACTCAAATCATGTTACAATCTGAACAGGGTGGAGAAGTCGGCATGTCTACAGAAGATTTTGCAGAATATCGACAAAGAATCGGAGGAGAACCCTTTGAATATAAGGGGGAAATGATTGTTGGATATTCCGAAAATCCTTATAGGAATTTTGGAGTAGAAGGGGATAAGAGATTTATTGTAGACTCTTTATTAGCGGAACCTGGACCATCGTGGAATGATTTTGTGGAGTGTATAAATGGAGGTTCCATTTTTGCAATTATAACCGCTAGAGGTCATACACCATCTGTTTTAAAAGATGCAATCTATAATATGATTGTTACAAACCATAATGGGATTAATTTACAAACACTAGTCAATAACCTTAAAAAATATCGAGATTTGTCAGGGGAGGTCTTAAAAGACGACCAACTACTAATCAAAGAATATTTAGATATGTGTAAGTATCATCCTGTGACTTATGGTAAAGGTTCTGCATCTAATCCTGAAGAAGGTAAGATAGAAGCTTTAAGAGAATTTATTAGTTATGTTAAATATCAGAGCCAAAAACTAGGTCAAAAAGTATCATTCACAAATGACGTTAAAAACAATTTTGTACCTCAGATTGGTTTTTCTGATGATGACCCAGGTAATATAGAATCTATAAAAAAGTTTTTAGATAAAGAATATGAAGAAAGCCCAGTAAAAACTTATTTAACTAAAGGTGGTGATAAACTAGAAGTATAATTTATAACTGCCGGAATAAGATTTTACAGATAAAAAAATAAAAGTAAAGAGAAAAAAGTTCTGAGCTGATATTTATAATTAAATAAACAAGAAATTTAAAACCAAAATACTATGGCTGATTTATTAATGAAAATGCCCGTACCGTATGAACCGAAAAGGAAAAATAGATTTGTTCTTACTTTCCCTTCATCATTAGGTATAAACTCGTGGTACGTTGAGTCAACTTCAAGACCCAATGTCCAAATTAATTCTACAGAGATTCCATTCTTAAACACTTCTACTTATGTTGCTGGTAGATTTACATGGAATACAATTAATGTAACGTTTAGAGACCCAATCGGACCCTCAGCATCACAAGCTTTGATGGAGTGGGTTAGATTAACAGCAGAATCTGTTACAGGACGTATGGGATATGCGGCAGGGTATAAAAAAGACTTAGACTTAGAAATGTTAGACCCAACAGGTGTAGCCGTTGAAAAATGGATTCTACAGGGCACTTTCTTAACTGATGTTAATTTCGATAGTTTAGGGTATAGTGATGATGCGTTAGCAACAATTACCGCAACACTACGTCCTGATAGATGTATTTTGGTTTACTAATACTATTGAAAAAAAATAAATAATTAATATATTTAACCATAGGGTTTATTCCCTATGGTTTTTTTTTATATAAAAAATGGAAGATACTACAAGACAATACGGTCAACAAGAATTTAACTTACCACACGATGTTGTAAGTTTACCATCTAAAGGTTTGTTTTATAAAAACAAAAAAAAGTCTTTAAAGATTGGTTATTTAACCGCACAAGATGAAAATATACTTATTAATGCAGCAAATACAAAAGGTATTGTTAATGAATTAGTACGTAATAAATTATATGAACCTGATATTAGAGTTGAAGACTTATTGGAGGGTGATTTGGAAGCAGTATTAATCTTCTTAAGAAATACATCTTTTGGTCCTGACTATACGTTTAAACTAAGAGACCCAAAAACAAATAAGGAATTCGAAAAGACGATAAGACTAGACGAATTAAATATTATCGAGCCTGAATTAAAGCCAGACGACAACGGAATATTCACCCTTAAATTACCAAAGAGTGGAAATACAGTAAAATGTAAACTATTAACGATTGGAGACATAGAAGGGATTGAAAGAATTTTAGAGCAGTATCCACCAAATACTACACCACCTAGAGTAACCACAAGATTAGAAAAACAAATTGTAAGTATTGATGATAATAGTGATAGAGAATACATATCAAAATTTATACTAAACTTACCAATTATGGATTCAAAACACATAAGAAACACTTTAAGTAAGTGTGAACCTAAAATAGACTTAGAAAGAGTTGTTAACGCCCCGTCAGGAGAAAGAGTGAATGTAAGAATCACCTTTGGGGTGGAGTTTTTTCGGCCTTTCTTCTGAATTGCGCACAGTTATGCTTGATGAGATTTATTATCTTGTTAGACATGCAAACTTTTCATACAAAGACTTATTAGAAGTGCCCACATATGAAAGAAAATATTTTATAAATAAACTTTCTGAAGAATTTACTAAAAGGGCAGAACAAATAGAAAAGAGTAAATCAAGAAGATAACTATTTATAATAAAATAGAATATCTATGTTATTACAAACAACAGGTTCTGACGCGTTGGATAAAGCTAAGGGTACTGTAGATGCAGTAACACAAAGCGCAAAAGGTTTAGAAAGGGCAACTAAGTTAGCGGATATTAGTCTACAAAATTTAGCTTCCACTATGGGTAAAATGTTATTACCCGCAGCAGTTATACAAGATGTTGATAAGTTAAGAGAGTTAACTTATGATATGACACGACAAGGTTTAGGACAAACAAAACTTGTTGGAGACGCAATTGCCGACACAATGGCAGAAGCGACATTTGAAACTTTACAGTTTGGGGTCGGCTTAGACGATAACTTAAATCTAATAAAAGCCATGAATGACTCTATGAGAACAAATACACTATTAACTAGTGAGCAAGTGGTGAATATGCAGGCTATCGCAAATAACGCTGGAATAACCGGAGCAGAATTAGCACCAATTGTTGAAGGATTTAGGTCAATAGGTGTCGGAACAGACAAAGCAATTGAAAATATAAGTGATATGTCAGAACAGGCTCGAAATTATGGAGTCAATGTCGGAGAATTTATGAAAGGTGTGGCATCTAATATTAAAATGATGTCATCATACAACTTTAAAGATGGAGTTGAAGGATTCTCAAAGATGGTAATGAAGGCACAAGCACTTAGAATTGATGTCGGAAAGACTTTTACTATGGCTGAGGGTCTACTTGAACCTGAGAAGGCAATAGAAATGGCAGCAAACTTCCAAATGTTAGGAGGAGCGGTTGGAGACTTAGGAGACCCATTCAAACTATTACATATGGCCCAAACAGATGTTGAAGGATTACAAGACGCTGTTTTAGGTATGGCTGAATCTGCGGTGTCATTTAATGAAAATACGGGTGAATTTGATATATCCACTACCGAAATGTACAGGTTGAAAGAAGCTGCGGGGGCTGTGGGTATGTCATATACAGAAATGACAGATATGGCAATGAAAGCTGCCGAAAGAACCAAAAAACTTGATATGTTAGGCGGTCTTAGTGAAATAGATGACGATAAAAAAGAACTTCTAGCAAGTATGGGTAACATAAAAGGAGGTGAAATTGAAGTTCAAATACCGGTATTTAATGAAGCGGGTAAACAAATAGAAGTCGCAACAAAAAAGGCACAGGACCTCAACAAAGCCGACTTCGC